AGGGCGGTTTCTTTTGGTATTTTACCAGAGCACACGTTGTTGTTGTGTGTCCCGGCCTAAGGTTCTTCACGCTTAGGCACCGGTTTTCGTACGTCACTACCTATATCAATGATAGATAATTTCGCATTGATGTAGTGCAATGTATGAGATAATTTCAAAGTACCTCTTACACTACTTGATAGTGGAGTACATCTTTCTTGGAAACCTATTATGGCTAGTATTCATACCGTAAATCCCGCATATGCTCAAAGTCAATATCAATATATCAAGGATTGGGACCATACTTTTGGTGCCAACAATTCTAGTATGTTGTTGTTAGACAATGGCGATGCGGTAGGCGAAACTAACCCTAATTTTAAGCAACAGATTATTAAGAATATTGATGCCTCTACAAACTACACTCGTGGCGAGATTACATCTTGGGATTTCCCAATTATAAATACTCGTACTTGTGAAGATTTTGCATACCCCACTTATTCTTACACAGGTCGTGCAATACTTCCTGTGGCTAATTGCTTACCTAGCATACCTAATGACGCTGGTCTTAAAGACCTAGCGCTTAAGCGTGTTAAATCTAAGCTAGCAAATAATCAAAATGAGTTTAAGGCTTTGATTCCGCTTGGAGAACTTAAAGAGTTGCGCGGTTTAGTCCGTTCAACAGCTGAGAGTACCTTCAAGGTTGTCTTAGAACTTTCTCAATTAAAGAAAGGCAAAGGCTCCGTTAAAGGATTAATGAATGCAATCGGTGATTCATGGTTGAATTACTCGTTTGCCATTGCTCCTACCATTTCGGATACTATGCAACTTGCAAAGACTATCTCTGATTTCCTGACTCGTCAGGATCACTCAGTTATAGAGCATGCAGGTGCTAGATCAGATTGGTTTGATACTGTTGTTCAAACTGGTCAGTATGTAAACGCAGGTTTACAATATAAAGCCATTTTGCAACGGCGTCATATGCTTACCTATCGTTATACTGTTGGCATGAACTTTAATGTTTCTGCCGGTAATCAATATTCTATTTTTGATGCCCTTGGGTTTCGAAAAGAAGATATAGCTTCAGCTATCTATGAGTTAACTCCTTATAGTTGGTTGTTGGATTATTTCACCACAACTGGTGATTGGTTGGAAGATGCTTTTACAGCACCTTCTGGCTCAGCGAAATACGTGGTATTAAATACTCACTATGATATTTCTGTGGACGTTAAATATGTTCCTATCACACCTTCATCTTACTGGCATGTTTGGTCAGCAAATGAAGCGGTAGGTCATTTTAAAGGTTTCAGATTTAGTAGAGAGAAGCTCGCCTCCCTACCTCATCGAGCTTTCCGAGTTAAATCGGTCGATGAAATAGGAAAGAATGCGGTAAATAAATTAATGAACTTAACTAGTTTACTAGCTGTTCGCAAACTCCCTTCTGGTGCACATGCATCAAGATGGGCTTCGAACGTGGTTACACGTTCTTAACAAACAACGAGGACATCGTAATGTCAATAACTATACCATCACCCATTACGGGTGCCGCACAAACAGGATTTACCAGTCCTACATACACGAACGTGGCAGATGTTGCACCGGGCAGTAATGGCAAACAAGTTGCTGTTACTGCGTTAGGTGGCACACAAACTGGTGTTAATGCACATAGTGTGAGTAATCCTTTTACTTGCTCTGTGTTCAGGCCGGCTGTGTTGAAAACACTACCACAGGCTAACCCTTTAACAGGGGTTATTAAGGGTATTCCGAATAATACTTACAAAGCTATTACTCGGAAAGGTGTCATACCTGCCTTAAATCAATCGCCTATTGTTGTTCCTATTGTGACAACAATACCGATTCCGGCAGGTGCTGATACCTACGATGCTGCTAATATACGTGCTGCCATCTCTGCACATATTGGGCTATTAAACTCAATAAGTGCCGGTCTTGGTGACACTACAGTTAGTGGCATTCTGTAAATCTTTTGGTAGACGCCGTGAGGACACCGTGTGTACACGAATACGGGTTGCTATTATGCAACTTGAAGTACTAATGATACACGTTCTTGTCGTCTGGCACTATCTAAAAGATAACCCTTAACGTCGTCTACTAAAGGCGACTTCGTGAAATTTCTATTGAGGAATCCCCATGGAAAATTTAGTTGTAGTTGGTAAGGCCGAGGTGCCGTTGTGGCAACCCGATGATAATGAGGTAGTGTTACGCTCTTTTATCGAGACCTTACGTGAGGAAGCACAGTATATGTGTTCTGTAACTTATGATCGGCCCTTCGAAAGAAAGGCTGCCGCTCTCCAGCGGTTGATAGATCGTGCTGATAAAAAAGCCGTTTCTACAAATCCAGAATTACATAGCCGCGCTGTTGATGATTTTGTATTTTATAACAATATCGCTTCAACAGTGACTATCACTCTATCTGATCAGAAAATCAGGGATGCGTCACATTTCATTGCAAATGCACTTGAAATGTTTACTTACGCATCTACTGGTGATCATCAGTGTAGTCTTGATCTAGGTTACTTACTTTCACTGTGGAAGTATGGCCCTGGTGCCTCTCGAGGTACCAAGCATACTCACTTCTGTGATAAGATTTTACAAAAGCAACCTAGCTGTACTGCTGACGCTGCCCCCCTTGCACGCTTAATGCGTATGATGAACTTCAATACGTTCGCCATTGATGGCTTACAGAAATGTATGTTCAAATTAGCAAAGGGTAGTTCGCTTTCTACAGTCCCTAAGAATGCAGAGACAGATCGTACAATTGCGACAGAACCTCTCATGAATATGGCTTTGCAGCTTGCTGCTGGCCTATATATTGAAGGTTCTTTGCGTTGTATTGGCATAGATATATCTGATCAACAAGAACATAACAATGAACTTGCTAAGGCTGGTTCAATCTTTGGTGATTTGTGTACCATTGATTTGAAACATGCTTCTGATCTTATAACCCCTATGCTGATCCAGTCGATCTGGCCAAAAGAGTGGTTTGCTTTGTTCATGGCTATTCGTAGCCCATGTATAAAGTTACATCCGTTGTTAAAGGATGACCATTCAATTGATCTTCATATGATGTCAACTATGGGTAATGGATTTACTTTCCCTATGATGACGTTGACTATATTAGCTCTTGTTTATGCAGCGGTTTGCGAAAGTGAACCTCCTCTTAGATTAACTAATAAACGTTATGGTGTTTTTGGAGACGATATTATTTGTCCTTCAAAACATTACTATGGAGTGGTGAATACTCTGACAGAAGCTGGGCTTATTGTAAATAATGATAAGTCTTACTTCGAAGGGCCCTTCCGTGAGTCATGTGGCGGTGATTATTACGAGGGTTACAATGTAACCCCGTTTTACGTAAAATCACTTGATACAGATCAGGAAGTATATGTTGCAATAAATCAAGTGCAGGAGTGGTGTGGTCGTACTGGAATCCAGTTACCCCATACCATTGCATTCTTGATGAAGTTATTGCGGCATACGTCAGCCCCATTCTATGTACCATATTGGGAAGATGCTTTTGCAGGCATCCGTTGTTCTCAGGTACAGAAGCGGTACTTTTGTTACAAACCAATTGTCTATAATACCGTACGGTCAGTGAAGAACTACCGTGCGTTCATATTATCAGCAGTTGGAGGCTATTGTAACAGTGCCCAGGGAGGCAAATACAAATATGTACGTCGCGTTACGGCATCTGAAGAAGCTGCTCGTCGCGCGAATGATACAGAATTTGAATCTGTCCGTAAGAGATTCCCAACCGGGTATCTCAATGGTCATGATTATACGTTGTATGATCATGTGTTTGGTGAGAATCTTGATCTTAACCTAATTTCCGCATTATTAGTTTATAATGCTTAGGTAATCTCTGAAGACGGCTCTATTAGAGTCGTCGAGAAATCTCATTTTAACCGAG